TACGTCCCAAAGTAATCCTTGGTGTACTTCCGTACCTTGATCTCCAGAAACGCCCTGATGATACCATCACGGAGCATGGCAAAGTCCAGCCTGTAGTGCATGGGAAGCTTCCGGGCATCACAACGCCACGCTACGCACAGCTTTTCTACGAAAGCAGTCTCGCGTGTCCTGTCATCCCCCGTCTCATACAGGGGCCTGACTGCTGGTATCGTCATCCACCACCCTGCTTCCTCTTCAGTATCTCATCAATCTGCTGGTCCACCGGAGTCTCAAAGTTCTTGGCCACCTGTGCAACCTCCTGTGGGTGCTCCCTCGCAGCCTTCCTCCACTCCCTGAGCAAATCCCTAGCCGCCTCATCCTGCACAATCGCAGTCGGGCGATACTTATTAGGCAGATTAGCATTTAAAAGCGTAATTGCCAAGATGGGAACCTTCTTCACCGTGTCCGGGTCCATAACAATTCCCACGACAACCTCCTCCAATGCCTCCGCAAATTCCTGCCGTGCATCCAGTACCCTGTCAGGGAACGTGGGGTCATCCTCCATCCACTCCCTGTACGTCCACCGTATCACGCCAGCCCTACGCAACCCATTCCGTATCGTCCCTGTCTCCTTCAATCCTTCAAGGAACTTCTCCTGATTCCTCCTCTTCTTCTGTGTCCTCTCATCCAACTCGCCTAACGACTTCTTCTCCTTAGCCGTCATAACACGCCTAACCTTCTTAGCAGGATCTGGCAAGGAACTCCTCCTTTACTCTAACCACATTACTATTACTTATTACTATTACTTACTACTTTACTTTACTACCCCCTTAAGGGGGGGTAGTAGTAAAGTAAAGTAAAGTAACAGCTACAGTAACTCACTTTACTTTACTCCACTTTACTCCACTTTACTCAGTAAAGTAACACACCTCAGGCACGAAACTAAAAACTTTACTAGTAACATTACTCCACTTTACCGAGTAAAGTACAGCAACCAAGGACCTGTGTCAACGGAAGCCTTTAGCGACAAAAGTCTGTCGGGGGTACCCCTATTAAGACCAGAAGAACTCTAAGCCATACCCATCATCAGCGACAGTAACCAGCAACCGCGACAGTCGCTACCGCTCCTGTCGCTAGCCATTGTAGTGTTTCCGAAGCGCGCAGCACCCGTTCCTTATACCGCAAAAAGGCCCTGCCGCCTGAGTGGTGCTAAGTTTCGGTACCGGGCCCTTTTGGTACTGCTGCGGTCGACTGTTAACTTTCCCCCACTAGCACCCTACCAGCTCCTATTCCAGCACCAATTATCAAGCACCCTACAGCTACCACAGCACCAATATCGTGATACCTATTGCAGCATGGCACATAGTGTGCTAGCATGCCTACAATCTTAGCTTGAGGAGTGAATCAATGAACGTGAATAGTCGATTGCTTTATGATGGCCGGAACACGTCAGACACTGACGATATCATTGTCCTAGCTTCCGCCTTTGACCAAAGGTCGATCAATGGCAAGACTTTGGATATGATCCAAGTATTCATCCTACATAGGCACGAATCCCCTACAATTGCAGTAACTACGGGATCGGATGAAGCCGTGTGTGGAAGTTGTTTTCTACGGCCGATTATCGCAAAGCAACTTAAGACGGCAGGTGAAAGCAATATACCTTGCTACGTGGACAAGTGGAGAGGCCCTGAAGGAGCATGGAAATCTTGGAAAGCTGGGAATGTGGCTAGCATTACGCCATTGGAAGCTAGCGAATTGATATCTTCACTCAAGTCCTGTGACTGTGCCAAGACACATCCGCGCAGACTATGCAAGAATCCCGGAAAACCACTAGGTGTTCGACTAGGTGCATATGGAGACCCGGCCAGTGTGCCTGACTGGGTGTGGCGCGATCTGTTATCAATGCTGGATAGCAAACTCACGAGCTATACACACCAGTGGGAAAACTTCCCAGAGCTGGCAGAATACACAATGGCCAGCATTGATCCCATAACATGGCCGGACGTAGACAGTGCCCTAGATAAGGCCCACAGCATGGGATTTCGTACTTACCGAGTACTTGCGGTCGGCGAAGCTCCACGAGCTGATGAAATGGTGTGCCCGGAGGCTAGCGGCCGCACAAATTGCAACAAATGCGGCCTGTGCTCCGGCAATCTGCGGCCAAATACCCCCAGCATAGTCATTGAAGCGATCCCATAGGCACAAATTAGATAGGAAAGCGAGGTTTTAATTGGTATCTAAAAAATTGGAAAAGCTAGGCGCAAAAGGTGAGAGGCTCGTAGCTAGATTAGTGGGTGCTAAGGCTACGCCTAAGCATGCCCCGTTTGATGTGGTGGACTTCAGTGATGGCACAGCATATGAAGTCAAAACTGTGTCTGGTCTAGCACTGTCTGGCAGCAATAAAATTCACATCGAAAACGGGGCATGGGAGAGGAAACAGGCATTTCTTGACGAGTACGGACTAGAAGGTGTGATCATGGTCGTGGTCATAACTGGCCGGGATAATGTCGCAGTGTACCGGGTGCCACTAAGGCAGCACATGAGAATTAGCACAGTGATCAAGTCTGGGGTACAAGTAGCCCAATAGGCACGAATAGCAAGAAAGCGAGGCACAGATTGACTACAGCACAGATTAGGGACATTGCACGCGGGGAATTCTTCAGGCGCACATCCACGTCCGCAAAGGTTTATATCCGCGGCGAATATATCCGTGGCACGACACGGCGATACACCTGCATGGACGCTGAAGACATGAACCGGGAACTATTCTTAAGGGGTGCCACCGTGGTGGTGGTAGGGTTCACATACTAGGCACGAATAGCAAGGAAGTGAGGCACATCATGAGCATAGAAGATCAGGTTGTCAGGCTGGAACGTATCGCGCCCAATATCCCACCCTGCCGCTGCTGTGGGCGTGATCTGGGTATCATGGACGGTATCACTCAGGCTGTCCGCGATGGCTGGGGTATACATACCCGTTGCATACCTAAGCACTGGGACAAGCATAGCCGCGGCAGGTCTGCGGCACGCTGCAAGGAATTCAGCAAAGTATAGGCACGAATACTCCCAAAATATGAAAGCGTGACTCCTCAGTCACGCTAGTGGCAGGGTTAGCCGCCTGCCGCCTGATGATTAAGGCTAGAGGAGAGGAACATGGGTATAAATTATGACAAATTCCGACAGGACAAGCGCGGCCATTGGAAATATTGTGGGGTCGGCGTTGAGCTACTGACACCAGAACGCATGAAGAGAGCGCGAAAACCCATATATGGGGCGCGTGTCACCGCGGCATGGTTTCCGACCTACTGTGATAGCCGCCAGTGTGGCGAAACTATCTACCTAGAAGATGACCATTGCGCGAACTTTTACCCGCGGCAACATAAAATGATGTTAATGCACGCGAATTGCGCTTGGAGTAATTTGTTCGCCCAGATTAGTGAACTTGGACGGTCATTATAGTTTCAACTAGCCGAATAGGCAGAGAGAGAGGAACAAATTGGATAGAGCACACCTAGAGGCACTTAGCATACATGACCTGCGGCGCATGGCAACCGCCGCAGGGATAGCATCGGCCAAGAAGTCTATAATTGTGGCCGCTCTGGCTGACGATTACAGAGACGGGCCGTCAGTCCATATGGACCCTGTCACCACCCTGACACCACCACCTGTAGAGGATCGGGAACAGGTCATCTGGCCTGACGTGCCGCCCGGCACCGCTGACATTAACGGCAGCTATGTGCTGCCGCCGTGGTATCAGGAACTGACTGCGGCTGTGACCATTGGTCATGTCGAGTTAATGGGGCCAGCCGGGAGTGGGAAGACGCTGGCTGTGCACCACCTAGCAGCGGCGCAGGGCCGCAGGCTGGCAGTAGTCACGGCTGATGGTGGCCTGAGGAAGCGTGACCTAGTAGGCACCCGTGAGTTGATAGGTGGACGTACTGTATTTCAGGCCAGCGAGTTTGCGAGTGCCGCCAAAAACGGTGACTGGGCACTCATAGACGAGGCCAACATGGCAGAGCCTGACGCACTGGGGTTCCTCAATGGTATGCTTGACCGCCCCGGCACCATAGGCTCTACCTTTGTGGTAGGCGGTAGGGCTATCGAGGTGCACCCGGATTTCCGGTGCTTTCTTACCCGGAACCCCGGCTACCAAGGCACCAAGCTCATGAACGAGGCATTGCGTGACAGGTTCTGGTCTATCACCGTGCCACCGTTGTTGGGTGAGGGCCTGACGGCTATGCTCAGGGCACACAAAGTCAGGAAGGCCTACATACCCGATGCGGTTATGATGATCGAGCGTCTGTACGTAGCATGGGAAGGCCAGAGGATCAGCTACCAGATATCTCCTCGCCGGGCACTGGCGGCTGCCAAGATGGCAGACCTGACCAAGACACCCTTCCGGGATATGCTAACAACCTCAATCCTCACCAAGATCGATGTGCAGCACGAGCGCAACGCCGTCGCGGCGGTTATCAAGGCCGTCTGGACGGCACGAGATTACTCAGGGTAGAAAAAAATAAAAATATTTTTGGAGGTATGAAATGGCTAGATCAGATCAGGGATACACCAAGGCACGACAGGGCAGCAGCCGCATTAGTGGTGGGCGCAGCAGAGCCTTCAGCACCTACGCCGCAGAGGCGAGGAAGGATGAGCTGGTAGCGTTCTACTTGGATCACAAGCTCAGGGGTATTCTGGATGTGCTGGGTGACGTTGATGATGAAACCCGTATGGCTATCAGGGAGGGCATGACTGAGGAATACAACGAGTCCACGATGACTAAGGCAGAGATCGAGAGTGCTGTCTACAAGGACTCTCGTGAGAACGGTGCTCAGGCACTGCTTGGTAACGAGCGTAAGACACGCATGGTGCAGGAGGCAGACGCACTTGTAGCTGCCCTTGAGTCAGCCACTAGGAGCCACGAACTGGAGAACCTAGACGAGGGTGAGTGGCTTGACGATCCCGTGGGCCTGCTGACTGATGGCTCTGGGTGGGGAGAGGAGCGACTAGGTGCGCGAGGGTACGAGAAGCACGTTAACATAGCGGTGGACAACTCAGGCTCAACACATATGCCTGTTACCGGGTACTGCGCCGCGGCTATGGAGGATGTCGCTAACAACCTAATGGAGGTTCTGTTTGTCGCAGCCAGCAAGTGGCCCGGTGTCACATGGGATGCGTATAGCTACAACCGCATTGCCCATGTGCACACTGGTAGCAGGGGTCAACGGAGGCGGCTTGCGATGGTACGCCAAGCGATGCAGCGCATGGTTGTTGAGAACCCCCGCCGCACCGATGCAGTCCAGACAAACCTAGCACCCCTGATCGAGAGTATGTACGACACAGAGGTGAGGCGCAACCTCATAGGTAGCCCGCGTCTGGATATCATCCTCACTGATGGTGAGTTCGAAAGCCAGAAGGATGCCGATGCGGCAGCGGAGTGGCAGCGCAAGCGTGGTGCAGGCGTAACCACCTATGTCCTGAACCTCTGCCCGGAGACACCAAGTGACGTTACCCTGCCCCACCAGTTCCGGGTTATCCCTCTCAGGTGTGTCACTGGCAGCGAACTCCGCAAAGAGGTGGACGGCGAGGGGCTGCGGCAGGCCCTGATGCAAGTCGTGCTAAGCGAGGTGGGAAAATAAAAAAATAAAATTATCTAGAGGGATACACCCCATGTACAGGTGGGGTGTGTCCTAGTGGTTGACACTGGTAACACGTTAGACTATCATAGCTACATACTTTGAAGGAGGAGGACAACTAATGGCAATGAGAACCACACAGGATGGAGCCTTTATCTGGGTGGCGGGCGACCCTGACCATGAGCAAGACACGATGCGCTCTCTCATGGAGCATGGCTACAGCTTGCCAGACGCACAGGTTATCAATCATCGCCGTGGGAGTAGGGGCTATCAGCTTGTGCGGTCAATCTACGGATGGACAGTGCGGAGCGATAGCGGCATTGATGGATGGGCGATACGCTATCAGCCAAACAGGCAGAAACAGGCTCCCGATGCAGGATTCAAGGAGTGCGTTGCGTGGGTGAGGGGCGTCTGTGCTGGCACAAATGATACCGCTTTCGTGCGAGGCCATGAGGCACAGAGGTATGGCGATGAAATGGACATGACGGACATGAAGGAGGTCAACTCATGACAAGCGACTATACTAGCTGGTCATTTACGGATGAAGACATAGATGTTCTCAAGGAACTGGGAGAGGAGATCGGGCGTAGTCTAGAATGTAACGCAAATGGTACAACTGCGGACGTAAGACGCTGGCAGAAAGCCAAGAAGGAGAAACTAGGCACGGCCTGTAAGGTTCACAGGTATCATGCTATGGAGCATATGATTACGTATCTGCAAATGCACCACTTTCGCGTAGAGGCAGGCATTGATCTTGAGTCAGTGAAGGAGGTCAACTAATGGCAGACATAACAGGACACACACCGGGGCCGTGGACGGTTGACCATGAGCGGATCGGGCCGTGGGGCGAGCCAGTGGCATTGCTCTGCGATAGCCACGCACCTGAGTCCGGTACGATAGTGGAGTGGCCACGGTTTGGAGAGGTGGTTGACGATGCTGAGAACGAGGCCAACGCGCGGTTATTGGCCTCTGCCCCTGATCTGCTAGCCGCCCTCATACAACTCATGGAATGGGAAGGCGATGAGGCTGGCTTCTACCCAGAGGATGACACACAGCAAAGAGCCAACGAGGTATGGCAGGATGCCTTTGATGCCATCGCCAAGGCGCGAGGAGCGGTGACGCATGCGTGAACTAGACTACCCATTCATTCGGTGTGTACTGTGCGAGGGCATAGCCCTCAGCCCTCGCCGTCTCTGCTCGTACTGTGAGGCACAGGAAGCTATGAAGAAAATACAGGAAACTATAAGGGAGCTAGCAACTATCCGGGGGCGGTGTACATTCTGTCGCGAGTTGACTGTAGTTACGCACCGAAACCTTCATCTTCGCACTGATCATAGGTACGCACTCATCTGTGCCGATTGTGAAGAGGGCTACGGCTCGGAGTAGAAAGGGGGTGAAACATTGGACATAGACCTAGAGGACAGGGGAGTGGGGTGGGTCGTTGCAGGCACGATTGGACTAGTCATGGGCGTACTGGCAGCGATATTGGTTAGGAAAAGGAAAAAGAAGGAGGAGTGATATGCCACGGATGTCAGAACAGAGACGCACGTATATTAGGGACGCAATCAGGGCTGGAATAGCAGTTGTGAAGATCAAGGATATGTTTGGCACTAGCGTGGGGACTATAGTCAAACTCAAACGGGAGCTGGGGATCCCTATACTCCAACAACGTAAACGCAAGGGGCTGGCAGCAGTGCAGGAGGTAGCACAGGCTATGCAAGCCACAGTCATGCACCACAGGGATATCCCCCGGGTATACGGCGTAGAGCCAGTGCCACAGGAGGATAGCACAGATACCACCATGTATGATTTGTTGGGTGATGAGGTGCAGCCAGATACACCCCAGACATACACACCGCAGGAGTATTTCGAGGCTATAGCTGATGGCCTACGTCAGCGTGACGTGGAGATCAACACCGTGAGGCTGGAACGGGATCGGTTTCGAGCGGAAAACCAGAAGCTGTTGTCTGATTTATCGCAATGTAAACTACAGATGGCTAACTGGTCGGGGCCGTCAGCCCTGCCGGGTAAGTCGCTGGGAAATGGAGGTTAGGTGCAGAACCAGATATGGATCAGGCTCAACGACACATCGGTGAGGCTGTACTCACCACAAGAGGCCGCCGATTACTGCGGTGGCCCGGACGGGGCAGTCAGTGTAGGGACCATCAACAGGTGGCGTAACACAGGCTGGCTCAGATCCCTCCCATTTGGGAGGGGATACTACTACACCTTGGATGCTCTCAATGAGTGTCTGGAACTACGAAACCTTGGCAACAGAATCACAACAGAAAGAGGACAACAGTGACTAACGCAAACAGTGTACCAGTTATTAAACAGACCGCTACGGTTGAGGGTGACGTTACGGATATCGTGTTCAAGCCCAACCGCAACGGTAAGGAATTTGTGACAGTCAGCATCCAGAAAACGGGGCTTGAGTTCCCCATCAACGCGAGGTCTACGGATGTTGAGATCATAGGGAGGATGCAGAACGCCAAGGGCCACATGACCGCAGGCCGGGAGGTGTGGCTGGCGGTCGAGGTGACCGAATCCCCTACGCCCAATGGGAACGGGGTGTTCCGCGATATCACCCGAATACTAAGGGCATCACTGGACGGCACGCCACAAGAGCCAGACACCGAGGACACACGCCCAGCACCAGCCCCGGCATCATGGGGTGGCAGCATAGACGAGAGGATCGCATGGAACTCAGCGATAAACAATGCTGTTAGTAAGATTCCTATGCCTTATGATGACACTGGGTGGCTCAATGAAGTTGACACCTTGGCGCAAGTCATCTATCCCCTCATCCGCAGAGGGCCAACACCACCAGTAGAGAATGCCCCAGAAGGGCCCGTAGAGGCCCAAGAACCTGATGTAGACCTGCCGGTAGACCCATTGGATGGAGAAGCTCCTCCCCTTGGGGATTTGGACGAGCCAGCCCCGGAGGTGTTTGAGGTATGAGTGCCACAGTCAGGATGGAAACAAAAAAGGTGGGTAGGAATTCCCAGCACCTGTACTATGTGGATGGCGATCCTCTGGTAGACCCGGCGGTACCCATGCCTAGCTGTAGCACGGTGAGTGGATTCGTAGACCGGGGTGGTGACAGCCTCATCTACTGGGGCATTGACCATTACATTGCCACCGGAGAGCGCGACAGGTTCGTGACAGCACGGGACGAGGCTGGTGCGCTGGGTACGCAACTCCACTCAGAGATAGAGTACTACATTGCCAACAAGGAGCATCCCAAAGACCCGTCCATGCTGTACTCCAACTGGTACGCCTCGGTAGGTGAGAGGGTGGGCTGGTGGGTCGTAACAGAGGAGATGGTCTACCACGGTGGCCTTGGCTATGGTGGCACCTGTGATAGCATCGGCATTGTCGATGGGGTGCCAACCCTGTTCGATTGGAAATCTGCGAACTTCCTCGATAGCAAGGGGAAGCAGAAGAAGAACTTAGGACAGGTAGGCCACGCGTCACAGTTGGGTGGCTACCTACTGGCTCTGGAGTACATGGGGCGGCCTGTTATCACACAGGCTGCCATCGTGTATGTAGCCCGTGACACTAGGGACGTTGAGTGGCAGTGGGTGGACATCCCTGTAGCCAAAGAAATGTTCAAGGCATCGCTACAGGTATACAGGGCTACTCGCCCCAAGGCATTCCTGAAGGGGGGTGAGTGATGAGAACGCCTAGAGGTGGACGCATGGGTATCCCTTTGTGTGGGGGAATGCACGGCACCCGGTCGGAGTACCTGTGCATGGACTGCCAGCACCTTGCACTGCGGCAGGCCGAGGTGTTGGCACTGGAGAGGCGCAACGAATTGCTAGAAGAGGAGCTGGAGCTGGAGTACCGTGGGATGCGGAGGCCACGGAGAGAGGCACCGCCACCACCGCCACCACCAGCCCCGGCGAAACAGAATCACAGTGGAGGGGTAGATGTTAGACCAAGATCCGTCAACACCGCTTAACACATTTGACATCGAGGGATCAGGGGGTCAGTACAAATTGTACTGGCCCAACCTCCACGTTCAGGCTGATGTGTCCCTGTTCAAGGTCATGCCTGACCTCAGCCTCTCCGCTGAGGTTGAGTTCACCTCGGAGCGACCCAACTCCAACGCGTCAGGACACGTCCTGCGGCGCAGGGTAAACCTCAGCAACCCCTCTGCGCCGTACATTAAGAGCCTCGAGGATGAGGACGAGAGCCTCAGTTGGAAACATATCGTAGGCCAGCTATGCGTAGCAGCTACCGATGCGTACCGCCGGGGTGCCCCGGAGATAGAGATGGTGGGACAGATAAAGGCCGCCCCGGAGGGACACTGGCTGATCAAGCCGCTAGTGCAGGCAGGGCACCCCACCCTGATCTACGGAGAGGGCTCCTCTGGCAAGTCATGGCTGGGCCAGTACCTGAGTGTCCTAGTCCACGAGGGCATGAGTGCATCGGGGCTGGAGGTGGAACAGGCGAGGGTATTGTATCTGGATTGGGAGACAGACCTTCAGGAAATCGGGTCCCGTTTAGCCATGATACGCAAGGGGCTTGGCCTGTCTGAGTACACAGAGTCAGGCATATGGTATAAGTACATGACTCAGGGGTTGTCCAGTGACATAGCAGTGGTCAGGAAAATCATACTGGACAGGGGTATCTCCTTCGTGGTTTGTGACTCTCTGGGGTCTGCCTGCATGGGTGAACCAGAGAGCGCAGAGGTGGTGCTCAAGTTATTCGGGGCTATCAGAAGCCTTGGAGTGACAAGCCTCTGCATTGACCACACCAATAAGTCTGACGTGCTGTTCGGATCTGTCTACAAACGCAATGCAAGCAGGCTGGTGTACCACGTCAAGAAGAGTCAGCGTGAACAGGACGAGGAGTTTGAATTCGCCTTGCTCCATGAGAAGGCTAACAACAGCAGGCTGATCCACCCCCTAGGGTGGAGCCTCCGGTTCGACAACGACGAGGGTACGGCCACGTTCACCCGGCGTGATGTTAAGAAGACCCGGCTTGAGAGCGAGATGACAGTAAGGGAGCGCATTAAGAACTACCTAGAGGAGTGCTCAGCCCCCCAGTCTGTTGTAGACATTGCAGAGGCTCTGGGCAAGGGCAGCACCCATATCAGCAAGGAGCTAAGCTCCAACAAGGATATGTTCAAGGTGGTTGGCAAGGGATTCTATGAGACTATCAAGACTGAGGAGGAGGAGTGGGCGGCACAGAGTGTACCCATTCCCCCGGTAGGAGCAACAGATTGGGAAGCTTAAATAATTGGGATGAACTGGACAAAGCGGCTAGCCTCCTGAGCCTTGCCCAAGCGCATGGCCTTGTGCTAGCCAGAAATGGTGACAAGCTCTCAATGTCACAGGCTGAGAAGCATGATGACCCTAACCTCCATATCGTCTTCCGTGCTCTGGCTGCGAATAAGCAGAACGTACTGGCCATGATGGAAGACGGAGTGGCGGTGCGCCAGTGGCTATACAGGACACAGCAACATCTCATCAACCTCCACAACGCACTCAATGACACGATGGATAACTGGGTCAACGTAGAGAAGATGTACCTAGCCCTACACCCTGATAGTCAGGGATGTCTGTGTGACCCCGGCAAATGCAGGGATGACGCAGTGATACGGTGCACACCCTGTGCCACAGGAGAGGATAATGGAAAAAAATAAAATAAATTTATTAACCCTGACCGAGGCAGCAGAGGAGTCTGGTGTCAACCAAGAGACTTTAACCAGCAGGATACGCACCGGGTCCCTGCGCTCCTTCAAGCGACACAACAGGCTGTACCTGATCATGCAGGACATCGCCGAGTGGCAGCCCCTGTGGCATAACAACCACACAGATATCGTGCGAGAGGCGCACGCTGCCGGTGAGCCTGATACAGCCATAGCTACTATGCTGGGTATCAGCCGGGAGAGGGTGCGTCAGCTTCGTACATCCCTTGGGCTGCCTCGCAACCCACAGAAGCCACGGCTACCCAAGGCGTTTGCACCAGACCAGCCCAAGACATTGCTGGAGGTATTCACTGGGCATGAAAATTGAACTGGGACACCTCCCTGATCCTGACCTGTCTCCCAACAAGAGACTACACTACATGGCTCTATATAAGGCCAAGGCGGCAGCTAAACAGGAGGCCGCTGCCTTGGTCATGGCACAGGGCAAACCAGCCCGTCCCTATGATACGGCACATATAACCATTACATGGATAGCCAAGGACAAGAGGAAGCGTGATCTTGATAATTTGCTGTCAAGCATGAAGGGTTACCTCGACGGCCTCGTAGCCGTTGGGTTGCTGTTGGATGATGACGCACTGCACGTCAGTTACACGCTCCAATACGAGCGAGGGATACGAGATAACACGATCATAAATGTGGAGGAATTAGGATAATGGCAATACTGGACTATAGCAATTTCGGTACTCCGTTTCATACAACACTATTGGGACTAACCATCTATATCAAAACAAACAGAGGCCGATCATATTCGTGTAGACCACGCGGGCTAGATGTTCACCATGATGGCTCTGCCACGCTAGAAGTGGAAAGTTTCCGCGGTGGATATAACAACGGAACCTATGATGGGAAAGTAGCCTTGGGCACAACAGAACTAGCAATGCTGAGAGAAGCGTATGGTTCGTCCCGATGAGAAGAACAATCCTAGAAGTGGAGGCATTAGGATAATGGTACAACATAGATGTAGTTTGTGCCAAATAGAGCAACCGAAACCCTTGAGGCGTAACACAACATCAGGATGGTTTATGTGTCCTAAATGTCGTTACGAATGGAGAGGCCAACTTAAAGAAGCAAAACGAGGAAACTATAGCAGAAGGAGATAGGAGGAATTAGGATAAT